GCGCGGGTAATACGGCATTGGGTGGCTACGCTTGTGACTTGCTTACTACAGGCAGCAACAATGTAGTCATTGGATTTGAATCCGATGTTGCCGCTGTCGGTGACACTAACTCAATCGTCATCGGCAAAGGTGCTGTTGGGCTTGGAACTAACACAACTGTCATCGGCGTAACTGCAACAACATCCACCAAACTGTTTGGCTCGTTGCTGATTACAGGTGACACCGTATCGGTTGCCACTCAGAAGACCCCAGCCTCTGCTACAGCGACAGGCACCAAGGGGGACATCGTTCACGACACCAACTACATCTATGTCTGCACGGCTACCAACACTTGGAAGCGCGTAGCAATTTCTACTTGGTAACACTATGACCATACCGGGTGTTCGCCTGATGTACCGCGTTGCGCTGGCATTCCTGCTTGCAGGTTGCTCGCCTGTCAGCCGCATTGCCAACAACACGAATGAGATCCGCACCCAGGCTCAATTGCTTGCCGACCACGGCATGGCAATCAATGACCCGGTAGTGGTGACAGGCGCGACCCGTATTGACACCCTTGCCGCAGGGATACACATTGCCCTAGGAGGCGTTGAGGATAAGACCCCTGCTTGGATGTCAATGTTGACATGGATCGCCATAGCAGCCGTTGTAGTGGCTGTGGTGGTATTGCTGTGGCAGACAGGCCTTGGGACAATGATAAGAATTGCCGTGGGCTGGCTTCCTCGCAAACAGCGTCAGGACGCAGACCTTGCCGCAGGTATGCTTGACCCATCGAAACCAGAGGACGCTCGCGAATATATCGCTGCCCGTCGTGCCTCTGATCCATACTTTGATGCGGCCTTCAAAGAGGCACGGGCGGCACACAAGGAGACACAGTAATGCTCGCAGATTTTTCTTCAACGCTTGGGTCGATTTGGTTTGCATTGGCAGCAGCCGCAATTTCCTTCGGTGCTGGATGGCTACTCAAAGGAAAGTACGGGCATAAGTTCTAATGGCAAACATTCCGTTTCAGGTACGGGCAGCGTCGAGGAACATACACCTTGTCGATTTGGATTGCAGCCTGAAATCGAATGAATGGTGGTTCCTACTGTCCGGGGATCGCCACCACGACAACCCACACGCTGACCATGAACTCGAACTCAAACACCTTAACGAAGCGCGCGACCGCAACGCTGGCATTATTGATGTCGGTGATTTGCATTGCGCGATGGAAGGCAAGTTCGATCCTCGGCGCAGCAAAGCGGGTATTCGTGAGGAGCATGCAATGGCTCCAGACTATCTCGATTCCTTAGTGCGGTACGCGTCAGACTTCTACGCCCCGTACTCAAAGAACTTTGTAGTCATTGGTCGTGGGAACCATGAGTCCGCGATTCTTAAGAATTGCGAAACAGATATCACTGAGCGCACATGCGAGCGGATGTCACAGATTTCCAAATGCAAGGTGCATGCGGGTGGGTACGGTGGGTGGGTGCGATTCAACATTGAAATGCACAAGAACGAGCGGTATTCGCTTGCACTCAAGTATTTCCACGGTGCTGGCGGTGCTGCTCTGATGTCGTTTGACACGCTCAAAATTCGACGCGCTGCTGCCGTTACTCCTGACGCTGATGTCATTGTGCAGGGTCATGTACACAAACAGTGGTTCATGCCGTTGTCGCGTGAGCGGCTAGTGTGTGACCGAGGTGGCGCACGAATTGTCAGCGACATTCAATACCATGTACGCACAGGTACTTACAAGGACGAGTTTGACGACGGTCATGCAGGTTGGCACATTGAGCAAGGCAGAGGGCCGGAAGTACAGGGTGCAGTGTGGATGCGTTTGTTCCTTGCGAAGCGCACCTCAAAGACACGAAACGGCAAACCCGACACCAAGTACACGCTCACTCCCGAATTCCATCTTGCACACTGAGGTATTGCCATGCGTGTACGACTTGGTGGCAAGTACTGGACGCTTCGCTTCGTCGCAAACATGCGCGACTACGGTGACATGCACGACCCAGGTCATTTGAAAGGTCGCATCATTCGCATCGGAACCTGGCCGTCTGAGCAGGACAGGATGGATACGCTCATCCACGAAGCATTGCACTGCATCAGACCCGAACTCGACGAGGCTGCGGTTGCTGACACTGCAACAGACATTGCGCGATTGCTGTGGAAGTTGGGCTATCGGCAAGTCATCAAATAAAAACCCCTACGCCGCAGTGTGTGGTGCTGCAACGCAGGGGGAGAGGATCGGACGGATTCAGTCTAGCGGATTCGCAGACTCGTTCCGCGTGGAAGCAGACGGCATCCCGCAATTTCAATGCCGTTGTCAAGTGCGGAGCGAATGACATCCTTGTCAGGCTCGCGGACAATACGTTGGAAAGCGGGATCAAGTGCAGACGGATCGTCAATCTCAAGCGATTGCTTGCCTCCGTTGCCGGCAACCGAAAGTTTAAAACGCGGGGTTTCAAGTTTCAGTTTGCCCGTCTGCTCCATTGCTGCCTTCAAGCCTTCCTTGAGGCGTGTAGCCAGCGCATCGTCGGCAGCAGCGAGCGCACGGATTCGAGAGGCTTCCTTGCCCCTCGACTCCGCTCGCATCTGTAGTTCTGTGATAAACCCTGCGTAAGATTCGGCCTTGCTTTCAAGCGCACCGTCAAGTCCCGCAAGGTGTTCATTTAGCGCGTCCTGCGCTTCGGGGGAGTCGATACCCCCATCAAGAACTGCGTCTAAGATACCCTGCATTTCGGATGTGATTGCGTAAAGCGACATTAGAAAGGAACCTCCTCTTTCACCGACTTCTTGGAATTGCCAAGGACGCGCATGATTTGAAGCGTGTCACCAATGCGCTCGACATCAAGGGTGATTGACTCGTTGACAGTCTCACCAAGCAGGGTCGCGTACTCCTGCACACTTGTCGCAATCCACACGATGCCGTGTTCGCCTTCAGCCTGAATGGCGTACGGCTTGCCTGGTCGCGCCACTACGCGCAAGATCTTAAACACCCCGGCGTACTCTTCAGGGTACGCATCGGCAACGATCCGATCCTTGACAGGCTCTGCCTTCGCAGGTGCTGCCTTTGCAGGGGGCGCAGATGCCTTCGGCGCAACGACAGGCGCACCCTTGGCTTCCGTTGGCTTGAACGTCTTGCGAGGCTCAGGGCGGTCATTACGGTCACCGCTGCTGCCGGCGTTGCCGTCATCGTCTTCCTCGCCGACGATTCCGGTGATGGCTGCAAGTGAGTATCGGCGCAGGTAGGTAATGCTCGATCCCAACTGCTGCACCGTTGCACGGTCAGGAAGTGCAGACCAAATCGTTTCGGCCATCCATTCCCCGCTTGAGTGCAGCAAGGTAGTGGTCACGCCAACCGAGCCGCCATCGTTGCTAACGGTCTGAACTGCGCTGATCCCGTGCGCTGCAAGTGGTGCGCGTACCGCGTTAATAATCGCACCAAGCGTTGCGTACTTTGACTTAAAGTGCGGGTTGACCGCGTCCAAGTTGGGGTTCTTGATGCTGCCGTTTGCCGCCGCCAGTGCCTTCGCCAACTCTCCGATTGTTTCGCTACGTTGCATGTAAAGTCCTCTCTAGTGACTGCGCGGAACGCCGCGCACGACTGACACAACATGTGTCAATGTGATGACTATACGTCCTAGCATCCTAATGTCAATGGGTAATGTAAATGGAAATGCGAGATTCAGCAGTATTCCCGTATGCCTTTGTGGCAACAAGACTTACGACCTGCGAGTCATCGGCGTAGATAACGCCCGTAAGACCATCAAGAACTGCTCTGCACAATTTGTCGATGTCTCCGTTTCCCTTGCCTGGGTGGGTCGCCGCGCCGGCGCGGAGTACGCCCTTTGCGTTGTAGTGGCTTGCCGGCCTCACGAACGTGAACGAGATTGATACGCCAACCGTCCCGTTTGTTGGCACATCAACCCACGCCGCTCGCGCTGCAAGGGCTACGTTCGCTCTGTAGGGCTTCACGCGAGCGCAAGACTCTACGAGGGCAATGCGACCGCCTCGCGTTTTAAACGCCTTCTTGCTGCCCTGCGGAGCGGCGATGCCGGGTACGCGGAACTCAATCATCATCGGTTCCACGCGCCTTGTATCGGTTGGCTATTTCGCGAGCAAGTTCAAGCCGCAAGTATTTGATTTCTTCAGACGCTTCAAGCAGCAGCGGATCGGTTGACTCGGAGGTTGCAATGCGGTCAACAATGTCTTCTAGTTCAATCATCCCGTGCCTTTGTAGTAAACATTGTCAAGTTTTTCAACAAATTTACTTCTGATCGTTTCCCTTAAACAGTCGCTTTCCGCTTGCGCTTTCGCAAGTTTCGCTTCAAGCAATTTGATTTGTAGTTCAAGTAATAAAACGTCCCTGCCGGGGGAACGCCCCCCAGCAGGAACGCCGCAAAAACCATCGTCAGGAGTTGGCATTGGCAACCTTGGCTTTGTGCCGGCTACCACGCAAAATGCGCGACACGCTGCCAGCACTGATGCCGTACTTCACGGCAATATCGCACTGGCGCATCCCGGCTTCCTTGTCAACACGCACACCCTCAACAATAAATGGACTCAATTTTTTCATGGCACTTTCCTGTTAATTGTTTGAAGCAATGACTTGATCTCTTCCGCTGCCTTCGCCCTGTCAAATTCTACCCCGCTGTCAATAACCCCGCCAATGACACCAAGCATCTTGCTTTGGTGTTGAATGTTCCTGATCTGTGCGCGTAGTTGCGTCACGATTAGGCCGCGTTCGTTGAGGAGCGATTCGTAATAGCCTGGTGTTGGTGTACTCATGCCGTCCCGTCCTTATGTCTTACGATTTTGTATTTTTTTTCAGCCCGAATAGAGACTCTGATGCGGTCGTTGATTTCAGAATTCTGTACCTGCGCGAATATCTGTGCGATTTGGCCTCCGTCTTCGTCGTAGATAATGGCTGAGTCGCCGTATTTGCGAAAAGTTACGGTCAAGCAGCCAAGGGGTAATTTAGGAGACATATTTGATCTTGGTTGAAGGTTCGCATTTGGTGATAAAGTTGACACACTTATTAAGCAAATCGTCGCGCACCGACTCAATGGTGTCATCCGGGTCGCGGACGCACAGGCTTGTGAACCGCGTCCCCTCAATCCTTGTAGGCGTTGAACTGACGAGGTACACGGATGACCGCCAGTACTGAAATACAGGATTCCCATCACCCTCGTCAACGCGGTGCAGCATGGGGTCGCCAGCAACAATAATCATTGCCGGCAAACCAACATGCTTTGCCAGCCCCTCTCTAATGCCGCGCTCGTTGAGAAACGCAGGAATGCCTGTTGCGTGTTCCCAAGAAACGTCTTCCATCACAGGCCGCGCCCATCGGTTGTCATCGTCTTTCATTGTTGCTTTGCACTTTCTGCTTTAAGAATTGCTATTTCATCCTTGAAACAATCCCAGCCGCGACCGTTTGCATGTTCGTGATATTTGTGTCGCGGTGCGCTTGCAATGCCCGTTGTTACCAACGCAATAATATTTTCAAACGATATGCAAGACAAACACCTTGCTTCGTCGCGTTCCCTGCGAATCAAAGTCGCCTGGTTTAGCCAAAACGTAAACAATTGCTTGTAATCGTCGCCCCTTGCGGAAAGCCTGTCTACCTCTGCCGTTAAAGTGTCAATCTCTTTGCACAATGTTGCTAAGTCTCTTAAGTCGCTCATGCCGTCCTCCCAAACAAAGTTGTTGGTATCGGTAATGTCCACACACGCGCTGCTCGGCCTGACCGTGTTGGTCGCTTGCCGTCAGCAACAATCAGTCCATCGTTCATCAGGCTGTTGACACACGCGCTGCAAGTTTGATGTGTCAAAGACAATCGCACCTCAAGTTCGTCGCAAGTGCCTGGTTGTTGAGTAATCGCGTCAAGCACTAACGCGTTTAGCGTCCCAAGGCGCGGTTGAATGTCTGACCACGCTGCGTCTTGTGTATCCCACCGCGTTGTTTGCCGGCGCGTACTGCGCGGTTCGTTGCCGTCAAGTGATCGTTTCATGCGATTTCCTTTGCCTTTACAGCGGCAATATGATTTCCAAGGTATTCGTGTGAATAACAAAGGCGATGAGCATGTTTCATCATGTAGCGTTGCTCATATGCGCTTTTGCTAATGTTGTAATCTTCGCGTGTGCGTTGATTTTTGCTTGTCGGTTTCCACAAAGAAGACCGATTTCTGTACTCGCCCATGCGCGGATGTGCAGTTTTGGAGAAATACCGACAACCTTGACGGACAAATAATTCAGCCGCAGCGTCAGAAATTCGTACCCCTAATCCTAAGCCTTGGTAATCAGGAAGCACCACAGTTCTATGTCCACGCCAAGCGTTTTTTAGGTTTCCATTTGGGAACGGGAGAACAGCAGAGAATCCGACAGGGGTTCCGTTCCAACAGACGATCCAACACCGTGCGCATTTATTGATGTTTCCGTCGAGATAGTGATGGTTGCGGAACATTGCCCATGCTTCGGTGGAACAAGGAAGCATTTCCAAAATAATGTTTGGTCGCCTTTCATACCCCCTTGCGATGAACTTTTCGCTGCTTGTGTCAAATACCCAATCAGGACGAAGCCATTCAATTATGTCGTAATGGCATGAAGCAAACACCAATTTCTTAATGTTTTTTTGATCAACATAACGTCGAATAGAATTTGCACATGATTTAGCAACATTTCTGTCTACTACGGAAGTAAATTCATCAATTACAGCACCATCTTGCAATCGTCTAGCCAAGTCTGCACGAAACTTTTCTCCCGTTGATAGAACATGGTATGGACGCATCCATGCAGGAATAGAATTAAAGCCAACGGCAGACAATCGTTCACTGGCATCTATGTCATTGTCAAAATGAGAACAAATAGCAAGTTGCGAATTCCATGTAATGGCTGTTTCGTTGCCAAATTGCTTTAGAATAGTTGATTTGCCTGTTCCTGATGCTCCAACAATTAGTCCAATTCCATATTCTAATGGAAGCATTGGAAGGCGCGGCGGAATAAATTTACTAGTTCCATCAAACGCATAATCAAATGCGGCTGATAGTTTTTTTACCGTGTCGTCTATTTGCACAGAAACGGTGGCCGCTTCAATGTTTGAACATTCAAATAAATAGTTCATGCGTCCTCCGGTGGTCGATCAGCAATGTACTTGCGTACCTGCTCCGCGTCTTCAAGCAAAGCGCGTACTTCGGCCATTGGGAAGTCTGACGGAACTAGGTCTTGGTCAGTCAGTTCAACGTCATCAAGCGCAATCTCAAGGATGTTCCAAGAGATCAGTTCCAAGCCTTGCACCCCGGTGTAGTGTCCGGGCTTGTGATATTGCCAATGCACCTCAAGCGTTGCGGTCACAACGTGTTCGCTTAAGTACTCGGCAGCCTGATCATCGGTAACCCACTCCGACAGAACGTCAATTTGCATAATTTGCTTGGTCACAGAGTCACCTCCGTGTCGCGGTGAGCGCAAAGAAACGCAGCCTCGGCGGCGTAGATTTCGTCAATGCAAGCGTCAAATGCAAACTCGTTGTCAACGTCAACGCAAGCGCGTTCGTTGTGTGCGCGAATGACGCGCTGGCTTACGCTGTCGTTAATTTCCCTAGCGGCCGCGACAAGAACGTCACAGTAGATGCGAGCGAGGTGCGGGTTGGTTTGTGCGTCAGTAACAGTAACTTTAAACTTGGTAGTCACGATCAGTCCTCTCAAACTGGGTGCGTTGCAACAGTATCGGCTGTCGCAGCCCGCCCCCTTTAAAGAAGGGGACAGGTGCGCGGTCGATTAATCGCTGTCTTTGGAGATGTCAATAGTCACCATCTTGCCACTTAGAACCAAGACATCATCGTCTTTAGGTTTGTTGGTGTATTTCTTCACTTCGCCCGTGCGGTCAACCGCAAACACTATTCCATCCTCCGTAAGACTTGAAGGTACAAAATGTTGAACAAGGGTGTAAGCCTCGGAGTCGAGCGCAGAATTTTGCAATTCAAATGCAAGCGTCTTTGCCTCTTCAAATGTCTTGGCGGTTGTCTGTCGCCAAATTCCACGGCTGCGGTGTGTCGTTACGGTAAACATGGTCAGTCCTCTCAAACTGGGTGCGTTGCGGCAGTATCGGCTGTCGCATCCTTCCCCCTCGCGGGGGTTGGTGCGCGGTCAATGTTTATTTAGTCTCGCCTAGTGCAATAAACGCTGCAATGTCTGTCTCGGTTGTAAAGCGTTGACCACCAACCCAAATGTGCTTTATCTGTTGCGTGTGCATCCATCGGTGAATAGTTGCACGGGATATGGTCAATCCGTACTTTGTCTTAAATAGTTCTCTTACATCACTTATCTTGAGCGCAGGTTCCTTTGCCTGTTCGTTTGCTAATCGTTGAATTTCTCGCGCTCCGACGCGTTGTCCTTCTTTTTGCGCCCATCTTTGAGGTCGTGTGTTTGACATGCCATGCACCTTTCTTGTTTGCGTTATCAGCGGCACGCGCCTTTGACTTCAGTACTCTACGACAAGGTATATCGGTACGCAAGGGGTAGTACATGAGTTTGTTGACAGATTTCTGCATAATTGCAGTTTCCTAACTACAAACACGCATAAAATAAATTGACAGACGCGTCATGTATAGTGTCGGCGCGGAGATGTGGGTGAGACTCCCATTTGCGACGAGGCACAAGGCCGCAAGGTACGCCCCTCGTTTCCCAGGCAATGGGGTAATTAACCTACCGACAAGACAGGGCGCGGCAACGCGCTGCTGTCTGCATAAACCTATGAATAATTTAAACCTTTATGCAGATCGACATAGTTGAATGACTGTGTCGATGCGGTCAACATTCCAATTTGACCTGCATTTCCTGCTCCGGAAACAAACGCGGCTCGGGACTTTCGTCAACCGAGCCGCGCATCCGGGGGACTTGAGTGTACCAAAGATACGGCGTAGATCGAAACCTACGCCGCTCCATGGTAACGGGTTTGTGGTACTGTGCGTTCTTGTCTAGGGGATCACAAGTAACAACCGACACACAGTACGCATTTATTTCCAAACTCTTTGACCTGGTCGATACGCGCCGATGACGGCATATGCCAACAGGCGATTGACACTTGGTCGAAGGGATGCGGAGACACGGACGGCGGAACGTCCGGCGAAATCATGGGTAAGGCAAGCAACCGTCATGTGGGTTCACCGAATAGTTTCGGATCCCGTAGTGCTTCCAGCGTGGCAACTGCGCTTTGTGCAGAAGGTATGAATAGGACGGTAGTAAGACCTTTGTGATCGGTGAGATACCCGGCGAAGGCCGACTGTGTTTGACAGTCGTAGGTGCAGGTGCGCAACCTAAGCGAATTTGTCCTCGCTAAAATAGGGCAGCACCCTCTTCTGTTGATGCGCGGCTCCGGCCATGCAACGACGCAGTAGCCCCGCCGAGGGGTTACTGCATCCACGCTCTCCGGTCATGCAACGAGGGATGTGCGAAGCCAAGCAGTACGTCAACGAAGCGTCAGCATCGAAGTGCTGGGATTGAAAGAGATTTGAAAAATCTCGTCCTTCCCTTCCGATCTACATCCCCGCTCTAGCACCGGCATTGAGCCTTGCTGAAATCAAAAAAAATCACGTTGTATGCACGTTGTTGTGACATGCATAGATTTGCGCAAATCTTGATACATGTATATACTCTCGCGTATGACAACAATTACATGGATGGACAACCGCAAGTTGATGGATGAACTGTGGCCAAAGTGGAGACTTGAGCCTGTATTGTCGAGCATTTTGAACGAGAAGTGGGGTCAACTGCATCAGGACAAACTGCAAAGTTGCATTCGCCAGCACCGTTTAGTGCGCGACTCAAAGCCTGATATATCAGCGATACACAAGGCGTACTGCGCTTTGATCCCTCAGAACTTGGTAGGTGAACGCGAGGTTGAGCAGACTCGCAACGACCTACAGCGTTGCACCCCGATCAGCCCTGAAGAGTTTGCTGCCTGGGATGTGTGGGCTGAAGCGATGTTGAAGAACGTGACGAACGAAGAACTGAAACAAGTGCATGAGTTCATTGGTCATGTACCGGAGTCACGCCGAATCCTTGCCGTTGCAGTTGAGCATGTCCGCAAGCCGAGTGTGAGATACGCGTGAGGTACGAGAGCAAACCAGTATTACTGCACATGAACGCACTTGCCATGTATTTGCGAGGAGAAGGCTTTACCGTTGGAATGACGCACACCGGATTTATTGCCATTGACTTGGAAGGTGTGGTGTTTCAGGTCAGCCCGTTCAGGACAAGCGCACAGATTCAGCACCCCATACACAAACGATTCCGTGAGGAATACTCGCGCAAACTTCCACAAACGCATTGGTTTGATGAGCGGATGGAAATTCTGATTAAATGGGCAAGCGACCCAAAGAGCAAGGAATGGACTCGAAAGATGTCAACATCAAGACGAACTAACCCATGATGTACCCAACCACCCGCAACAAAGCCAAGATCCTCCGAGCAGCCATGTACCTACGGCATGAAGGCTTTACCGTTGGCCAAACAAAGACAGGGTTTGTTGCTGTTGACGATGACGGCATTGTCATTCAAGCAACCCCGTACCGCACCAGCGCACAGATCTTTCATCCCGTACTCAAGATCTATCGTGAGGAATATGCGCTATCCCTGCAAGAAATCTATTGGTTCACCGAAAAACTGTCATTGTTGACAGAGTGGGCAAAGGATCCAAACGCCAAGGAACCTGGTCGCGTGTTGTCAGTTTCCCGCAGACCCGTACCGTCACGCCAAAGAACCGCATGATCCATACGCTTTGTGCTGTACCGCTTGCATTAATGTTCCTTGCCGCCTGTGGGGTGTGGCTATGGTTCTTTGACGATTCATCTCCAGATTACTAATGAGACACACCAACCTACCCAACCATTTCTATGTGCAAGTTGACAACCAATACCTTGGCCTAGCCATGCCATCCGGCACAACGCCCGGTATGTGGCATGCGATCTACGCTCGACCCGGTCAGTACTTGTCTTGCCATGTGATCCTCGCGTCAGGAGCGCACTGGTCAGGTCTGCCGCTACACGCGCTGTCAACGACCGATTCGTTTGACCCTGACTTTGATGACTCCTCGCAGCCGTGGGGAGCAATGGGTAATGACATCGAAGCCGTGCAATTTAAGGCACTTGAAGGTCTGACTGTCAACGCGTTCCGCGCCGAAACGTCAGGCATACACACAGGTATTGTTATTGATTGGGCTGATGGTTACTCGCAGTACCCCGCAGAACACAAGCCGTTGAGCCTGATCATTGCTGACGAAGGTTACTTCTTGCTGTTGCCCAACAACCACTTTACCGTTAAGGACAAGCATTTCGTTGACACCAAGAAGTACGTTGATCAAATGAAATTCTATAAACGAGGCGATCTCGTATATTGGGAAACTGATTGACTTATATACTGACGTAGATGACTATAAACACTTACGACGAATTTAAAACGCATATCCGCGAGACACTTGAGTCGCAAGGATCGACACGCGGGGAACTTGCAGTTGCGATGGATCGCGCAGGGATACTCCGAGCGCACACGGTGAGGTGCTTGCTTGGTACGCCTGGTACGGTGATCGGTAAACGAAAGCCAGCATTTGACTCTGCGCTTGCCATTGCCGGCGCAGCAGGGTTTGACATCGTCCTGCGTAAACGCACATGATCACCAAGCGTATAGCCATCGTCGCTGTCAATGAAGACGGCTATCGCATCGGGCAATCGCATCACAACGCAAGAATCTCAGATTATGCAGTACAGTGCATAAGGGACGCACGGGAGGAAAAAGGGCTTTCCTACGGCAAATTAGCGTCAATGTTCAAACTCTCAAAGTCCACCATACAGAAACTATGCAACTATGAAAGACGCGCCCAAATCCCTCGCGCTTACAAAAAAGTCACCCAGTACCTCTGTGATCAAGCGACCGAAGGGCAGACCGAAGCGCACCGGAATCATGAACAACCCCAAAGCGTTTGAGGTTCTCCAGTGGCTTGCAAACGGGGGAACACTGCTTGAGTTTGCTAAGAAGGATGGAAACCCCTCCATTGCAACTGTGCATGAATGGAAAGACGAAGACCAAGATTTTAGCAGACTGTATAAGGTTGCCCGTGACAAAGGGCAGGAAGCAATGCTTGAGGAGTGCAAGACCCTGTGCGACACAGAGCCTACAGACGCAGTACAAGCCGCTTGGAGGCGTTTGCAGGTCGATACCCGGATGAAGTGCCTTCGGATGTGGAACCCCGCTAGATGGGCAGAGCGCGTTGACATGAACCATTCCGGTGGCATCAGTTTGATGGTGGCAACAGGCGTACCGGAGCGGTAATGGCTCGCACCGTCAGTTTGCAGTACAAGCCGAGAGCATGGCAACGGACATGTCATGTCAGTAAGCGCAGGTTCACAGTGCTTGCCCTGCACCGTCGCGCTGGCAAGACTGAACTTGCCATCATGGAATTGATTGACAAGGCAATCCGGTTCAAGCAGGAACTTGGCCTGTTCTTCTACATTGCACCGTTCCTGAAGCAAGCCAAGGCTATCGCCTGGGCGCGGCTCAAACAGAAACTTGCGCCGCTCTTGCAAGAGAATGCAATTGACATTAACGAGGGCGACCTGCTCGTCACGTTCAAGCACAACGGGTGCGTCATTCGTATATTTGGTGGCGACAACCCCGACGCAATGCGCGGTGTGCGACTTGACGGATGCGTGATTGACGAAGTGTCGCAGGTCAAGCCGGAGGTGTGGAACGACATCATTCAGCCGGCATTGTCTGACCGTCAGGGTTGGGCAATGTTCATTGGCACACCGTCAGGCATCAACCTGTTCAGCGAGTTGTACTACCGCGCACAGTCGTTGCCCGATTGGAACGCCGCTCGGTACACGGTCTACGACACCCAGGCAATTGACCCCAATGAAGTCGAACGATTGAAGCGCGACATGCCTGAGACTGCGTTTGCTCGCGAGTATCTGTGCGACTTTGCCGCCGCCGGCGATGACCAGTTAATTAGCCTGTCTGACGCTGAACTTGCAGCAAGCCGCGAATATACGGACAAGGACATTGAAGGATCACCCCGCATCATTGGCGTTGATCCTGCGCGGTTCGGTGATGACCGCAGCGTCATTGTCAAACGTCAAGGATTAATCATGTTTCCGCCTCTTGTGTACAGGGGTATTGACAACATGGAACTTGCCGCTCGCGTTGCATCGGTCATGGAGTCTTGGGAGCCGGACGCTGTGTTTGTTGACAGCGGTGCAGGTGCAGGAGTCATTGACAGACTGCGTCAACTTGACTTTGACCCCATCGAAGTGCCGTTTGGTGGCCGCGCTATTCAGCCCGATCAGTTTGTCAATCGACGCACCGAGATGTGGTGGGGCATGAAGGAATGGATTGAGCAGGGTGGTGCAATACCGAATGACGTTCAATTGAAGCAAGAGATGGCAACGCCTGTGTATTGGTTTGATCAGGCTGGTCGCAAGGTGCTTGAGTCAAAGGACGAAATCAAGAAGCGTTTGCAAGGTGGCGCATCACCTGACCTTGCCGATGCGCTCGCGTTGACGTTCGCATATCCGGTTCGTAAACGATCCTTATTCGACAAGTACAAGCGCAAGTCAACTGCAAACGAAGAGTATGACCCATACAAACACGTTGTCTAGTACCCGTATGCACGGTGTAGAGGGCTAATTTATGCTGACGATTCGCCGCGCAACAATTGACGATGTGGAGGTTCTTACGCATATGAGTAGGCAATTCCACAACTTCGCGCCACACGCAGCGATGATCAACGCAACCGACACGGAACTGGAAGCCGCGATCCACGCGCTCATGGAACATGGGTGCATGTTCGTCGCTGATCTTAATGGCGTAGTTGTTGCCATGCTTGGCGCAATCATCAACCCCATTTGGTTCTGCCCCCGTGTCAAGATGGCGCACGAACTGGCGTGGTGGGTCAACGAGGATGCCCGTGGTAGCCGAGCAGCCATCCTGCTTGTCAAGGCTTACGAGGCGTGGGCAAAGGAACAAGGCGCACAGGTCGCCACAATGTCAGACCTGATGGTCAACACCACCGTGGAGCGGATGCTCACTCGGATGGGATTCCAGGCAAGCGAACGAACATACGCAAAGGAACTGTAATGCCAGTATTTACGACTATCGGTGGAGCAATTCTTGGAAGTTCGGCAGCAATTGCAGCCGGCGGTACAGCGGGTGCAGCAGCCGCAGCAACAGCGGCAACTGTCGGCGCGGCAGCGGTTGGAGCCGGCGCAGCAGCAGCAGGTGTTGGCATTTCAGCAGCATCGTCAATGATGGGGCAACAAGCGCAACAGGACGCAATGCGTCAGCAAAAGAAGGCGCAGACCCAAGCAACTGCCGCAGCAGCATCACAGCAGCGTCAATCCGAAATGGCAATCAACGCTGCCAACCGCCGCTCACCTGATGTCAGCAGCATCATGGTTGGTGCATCGAAGGCAGCAGGTGGTGGTGTGTCAGGAACAATGCTTACCGGGCCGGCAGGTGTTGACCCGAACTCGCTCGCGCTCGGACGCAGTTCGCTGCTAGGTGGATAAACATGAGTCAATACACTGGCGACAACAACTCGTACGAAAA